CGGACTTCTCGACAAAGGTCTTGTCCTTTGTATCCCATGCAACCTTTGACGAGTAACGGTCGAGTTTTTCTTGTGCCTCATCAATCTTCTCCTTCAGGTATTGCTCGACTTCATCAAGGCGCTTAGTGTCGATGAACACCCCGTGGTATTCAGCCTCAACGAAGAGGGCCACGCAAGGCATGAGAATCTCTTCAAAGACACGAAGCAACGCCGTATCCTTGTAGAGCATGGGGTAAAATATCTTCTTGAGCTCGAGGGTATAGTAGGCATCCTTCGCACCGTACTTCAGGAATGCCTCGAGGTCGTCGCCCGTTCGCTTCGTCTCCACGTCGATATCGAAGGGCATGGCACCCAGGAACACCTGTGGAAGTACCTTCAGGCTGTGCTGAGCATTTTCGTCCAGCAGGTAGTGAGCGAGCATCGTGTCGAAGTCGGGAAACCACCTAACGCCGTAATGAACCAGCATCCACAGTGCATCGAACTTACCGTTGTGGGTGACGATGTAGCAACGCTTCAGTCGGTCATCAATCTGGTGAATGATCTCAACTAGCTGACGCTTTGACCATGGCGAGGCCGGGTGATCCATGAGCAGAATGAACTGACCGCGCTTCGTGCCAAACTGAACCGAAACGATCTTCTTCTTTTCTTCGCCTGTACCCGGGACATCCCATGGATAGAGGCTGTTTGTCTCGATATCGTAGGACACGTCACCGCGAAGCGCTCGAAGCATTTCCTCGAGCTTTGCCCGACTATCCACAACGGTGATGTTCAGCCCTTCTTCTTCAGGCATACCGCCGCCGTCGATCAGCCGCTTGAAAAGGCGAAGGTCAGCCTCAAAGGGTGCCTTCGCTCGATCATCATGTAGAATGTAGCCAGGACTGTAGGTCGGCAGGTAAATGATGCCGTCAAGTTCAACGGGATTGCCCCGTGCTTTCTTAATGCCTTTGATGTGAAGCAGTGACTCGAGTGGGGTGTTGCCGAGTAGCAGTACATACTTCGGCTTGACCGCTTTAATCCGTTCCTGAACCCAATGGCGACATTCGCGTAGCTGAGCAGCGGAGGGTGTCTTGTTGTCCGGCGGTCGACAACTAACGGCGTGGGTGAAGTAGACCTTGCTTAGGTCAATGCCGGCTTTGATCAGCTCTTCGCGGATCATCGTGCCCATTCGACCCACGAAAGGTTCACCCGCTTCATCCTCCGTGGCGCCCGGCGCTTCGCCTATGACCATCACGTCACATGGGATAGTGCCCCGACCTGGCAAGCAAACGGTTTTGCAGCCCATTTCGTGAAGTCGGCACCGGGTACAACCGCTGTCCGATAATGCTAAGGTTAGCTTATCGAAGAAGTCAGTTTGCTTCGAGGACTTCTTGGGTTCTTTCGTTGACGAGGTACCCTGAGGGCGAGAGCCGGAAAACTTCAATTTGGGCATCGAGAAGCACGCCAATCCCTGTTTTTATTCTGTAAGGAGATTGATAGTATACACGCTGAATGAGTCCCGAGTCAACGATGGCATTGGCACAATCCGGACATGGATTGCTCGTAACATACAGGTCAAATGGCCCCTGACCCACTCGAAGTTCCATTCGGTCGAGAGCATTGATTTCCGCATGGACCGAACGAACACAACCACCTGTGGGTCCCAACGAACAGCCGTTGCCTTGGCAGTGGGGTTCACCCGAAGGTGGGCCATTGTAGCCGATAGAAACTGGGTCTCGGTTGTTGCTGATGATGACCGCGCCGACGTTGCCTCGAAAGCAAGTTGATCTTCTAGCAGCCAACTCAGCAATCCCCATCCACAGTTGTGCTCGAGATATCCTCATTTGGGCAGTACCTTTCTCCAGGCGAGTATCGCTTCTTTCAGCTCTTGTTCAGTCATGCCATCCCCGGTGATCTGATGCCCCAGTGAAGCAAGCCCTGACGTGTTGCTCGCTTGTAGTCCACGTCTTCATTGTCGCCTATTTCACGAAGCTTTCGCTGTTTGAACTTGACCCAACGACTGATCTGCCGATCATCGTCGGCGTGGCGTCGACCCATGTCATAGCGGCAGTACCACTGAAACCAACCTCGCGGATCGTCGTCGTGCATCCAGCCACGTTGCTGCCAGTCATGTCGACTCAGCGATGCAAGAACACCGAAATAATTGTCGTCGGGGTTTTCGGCTTCGTTGATGACGTGTCGTAGGTGTGGGAATTCACGGCCAAACTTCGGATAGCCGCGAAAGTATGCGCCGCCGAAAATGCCCATTCGTAGACATTGCGCGGGCGTGAAGTCAGGCTTGAAATCTGGATCATACTCGCGATTAGGCGAGACGTGATATTCATAGCCGGGCTGCAACGGGTCAAGGGATTGGATTTTCATGTCGTCATTCTATGATAACGCGATCTTGACGACAACGCCAATGTTGCCTAAAAGTTGGCGGGAGACACCGCGAAATGTCTCCCGCCGAAAGATGATGACCAACCTTGGGGTGGGTGGGGCGTCTGCTAGTCGATCATCACCTTTTCCGATATTTCCAACCACGTGTCGCATGATAATAGCGTTCTCGATCACCCTTGACAATAGTCCGGATGACCCTGCCATATGGCTGGCCTTTGGTGATCCTTTTCTTCATCGACGGGGTCCTTTCCATTCAATGCCCATTGGGCGGGTGTCATTGATGAACATGTGGAGGCTGGTGATGTGCATGATGAAGAAGCCTGGTCGAACCCAGTCCCAGACCTTGGGCCGACGCTTCCGCAGCTGATGCATAATCCACAGGTGAAGCCTGATCGTGAGGTAGCAGTCATCCGCCCAGTGTCGGTAGAAGTCACACGACCTCATGTAGTAGGTGCAGTGGAAGTATCCGTGGCGGAGGATGAAGTGATAGCCGAGCGTGCAGGGCTTTCGGCCTTGAACGGTAACGTCCTCCGGGTAGTAGATCGGCAGATATGCTTGGCGAGTGTCGGGCTCTTCGGCCAGCGTGTTGACCAAGTCATTCAGGTCGCCATACTCTGCACGAATGCCCTGGTGAGCGATGGGCGTAAAGTCGCCCTCAATCTCTTGAGCATACTCTTCGGCCGTTTCCGTTGCGCGTTCAACCACTCCGGCAAACTTCGGCCAATACCTCTCCATGTAGTTATGGTTGAACCGTTCACCATAAAGGTCCAGGTGGTCGGCGGCGCTATGACCCCAAGGCCACTTCTTCCACTGAACGCCCGGGTTGATCGGGTATCCACAGACGCGCTCCTCAAAATGGTCGTCAGCCCAAGGCAGGTTGGGCTTGATGTCCTCCCGCCAATGCTCGAGGTCTTCGCTGACCATCATGACCCGGAATGACTCGTGAAGCAGTTCGATCATCTTCGCTTCGGGTCGCTGCGAGATATCGACGCCCTGCCACTTCTGACCATGAATGGCTGGGGCCGTGATGAACTGCCGGGAAAGCGCCTCCCGGGCATGTTGGAAGTTATTGTAGATCATGAGGCTCATTCATCCGTGATGGCGTTGAGGATTAGATCACGTCGATCCTGTGGATACTTGTCCACAAACTTTTGAACTCGTGCAGCGGTTTGATAGGACTTATACCCTCCCTCCAGATGAATCTTTGTCCATCTGACAACCTGGTGATGAAACTTTGGGTTTTCCTTCTCCAGTCTTCGAAGGAGTCGTAATGGCTTAGAATGCTCAAGTAGCAGCATGATGTAGAACATCGGGTGAATGGTAGCATTAACGAAGCTAAAGGTAATGAAATCGGGAGGGGCTGTTTGGAGATCGAACTGTGGTAGGATGACGTCTCGCAGGAAAATGAGATCGGCTCTGTACCGGAATATGAGCTCGACCGTTCGGTATCGGATGAAGATGGACGTGTGCCCCTTGGGCGGGTAATACGCAATGACTCCGGCGGTAAGGCAATAATCTTGCTTAGTAGTCTTTTTTTCCACTCCTCGGAAATCCCAAACACCCGAGCCATACTTTCGATCTCGGAGTCGGTCATCCAGGTCACGCTTTGCACGAGCTATCGTCTCCGGATTTTCGTAGTGAGTCTTGAGCATCCGTATCTTCGTCGGCGTGAAACCGATAGACTCCGGGGTCATCTCCGTGTCGTTGAGCAACAGTGACGCGGGTATCTGCCAAGTCAAGTCCTGATAGATCGACTGACTTCCGGCGATAATGTATGGCGGAACTCGGGACTGCTCGCCGACCCAATTACACCACTCCTTAGACAGTGTTGTCACGAAGACTCTCCCGATGGATGTGATCCTCGACCAGGTCAGTGTGCGACGGCGGCTCCCAGCCCTTGGGCTTCACCACGTCATAGGTGGAACCACGTTTGGACTCGTCGGCGGATTGAGCTCGAACCTTAGCCATGTTGGCTCGGTGAACTCGAGACCAGGCTTCATTGAAATCGAATCCGTGAAGGTGGGCGGTTCCAAGGGCGACGTATACCAGATCCACCAGAGCATCAAGCTGTAGCTCAAGAAGGTGAGTAACCTCGGCATCGTCCTCAAGGCCTCGAGCGAGAGATGCATGTAGTCGATTGGCCGCAGTCTCGTACTCATTCAGCTCCTCTCTCAGGAATTGAAGCCGGAACATCAGGATATCTTCGGGAAGCTGGCGGGGCTTTCCCTGATACAGCAGGTCGAACTTCGCATGGAAGCTCCAGATATCACCAACCATGTCTTCACTGTCGCCCGGATCAACGTGGCGAAATGGCTCGTCGTAAGTCATACTCTTCTCCATGCTCGAATTAGGTCTTCGATCACCCGCACATTGTCACCAATGCGGTAGATATGATGCGCGTTCCACACGGCCCAGCGATCATACCAGGTCATCAGCTTCTCGAAGCCGGCGTCAACCTTGGCCAGATACTCGGGCGTATCCCATTCCCCCGTGGCGGTGTGCGTAACCTTAGCCGGATCGGGGCGGCAGTAGATCAGCAGCGGCTTCATTCGATAGAAGTCGTTGACGAGCTCGACGTTGGGCTCTGTTTGGCTGTGGATCTGTCGGTATGCGATCTGAGACACGCAGGGGTGTCGGTCGAAGATCACGTCCTTTCGGTTGGTGTATTCGCGCGCATACCTTAGAATACGCGCGTCAATCTCACCGGGGAATTTCTCGGGGCCTTCGCTGAGACGAAGTTCATACCCAAGCGTTTGAGCCAGAAGCTGACCGAGCGTCGTCTTTCCACCGCCGTCAGGACCTTCGAGAACTACCATTCGGATACCATCGCTTTCAGTTGATTTAATCGAATTACCCTTGTAATTTGAAAAACTCACGGAGTCAACAAAGGTGTGACCATGACGATGGTGGTGAACCTGGCGGATTATGTCACGACCACCGAAGCAGCTAGGCTGTTGGGTATCAACTACCCTGCACTGTGGGCGCGTATCGACCGCGGCCACGTGTCTACACTTCGCGTGGGTCGTTCCCACATGATCTCCAGAGAAGAAATCAAAAGACTGAGAGAAAACAGCAATGATCCTAATGAGGGTCTGGGCCAAGCAGCCCGGTAAATACTTCTTCATCTCATCGAAAGACCCGGAGGGAAACTGGCACGACGAAGCTTTCACTCGGAAGCAGTTCAGAACAATACCAGCTTACATCAATGAGCTGAAGACTCAAAATATGGATGTCTATTGGTGTCCGCATGGGTTCAGTAAGCCACGACGTCTTCGCCGATACGCCCTTATGCCATACCTGTTGTGGGCAGACCTTGATGAAGTAAGTCCACTAAGTGTTCCACTACGCCCAACAGTCGCTTGGGAATCCTCTCCGCATCGCTATGCGGCCCTGTGGTACCTCGATGAAATCCTTACTGATGAGCAGCTTAACCGTAGTTGGACTCACCTGATCGGCGCTGACAAGGGCGGCTGGGATCTTACGCAAGTTCTTCGCGTACCCGGTACCCACAATCACAAGTACCCGTCAAAGCCACTTGTCAAGCTGATGTGGGATGACCCCGGTATCGTCTATAAAGAAGCCGACATTGCTGCGAAGCTACCCAATCAGGTCAAAAAGAAATCCCCCGATCAAGACGTTAAGTCGCTATTCTTCAAGTACAAGAAATACCTATCGCCTTGGGCGCGTCGGGAACTGTTGAACGGTCGGCCACAGAAGGGCAAGCGTTCTGAGGTTTTCTGGAAGCTCACCAATGAACTCATCGAGGCCGGAGCTGATGAGGACGAAGCATTCCGCATTCTGTGGATGTCCCCCTGGAACAAGTTCTATGATCGGCGTGACGGTGAAGATCAGCTTCGCCGGGAGATCAACAAGGTCTTTGAGAATAAACTCGACGGCCCCGATCCAGTAAGCGACTTCAAGAAAGAGTCGTCCATTGAGCGTGAGGAGGCGGTTGAGCGATCATCCGATATCCGAAATACGCTCATGGGTGCGGTCGAGAATGAAGTTGTCGACTGGATTCAGTACCCCTACTTCGCGCGCGGTCATATCACGACAATCGAGGGTCAGCCGGAAGTTGGTAAGTCCTGGTTATGTATGGCTGCCGGTGCCGCTATCTCTGAAGGGAAAACTGAGTTTCCACAAGATGGTTGGGTTGAAAAAACTCAGAAGGGATTGGTGTTCTACTTCGACGCCGAGAACATGTCGGGCAACGTAGCACTTCGAATGCAGGACAGCGGCATGCTCACGAAGGTTACTAACCCCGATGACTCAGCACCCTTCTTCCATATTCCACCTGAAGTGTTCTCCCCATCGCTGGGTGATCCGCTCTGTCTCGAGGAGTTCATTACCTTTGTGGATGAGGTTCGAGAGGTATGGAAGAACAACAAGGGTTACCGTGATGACATAGCCATGATCGTCTTTGATACCCTTATCAACTACTCAGGCGTTACAGATACGAACAAGCAGGGCGATGTGATCCAGGTGATGAACAACCTGAAAGAGCTTGCCGTCCACTTCAACTGTTCCGTCGTAGCGATCCGTCACCATTCAAAAGCAAGCCGTGACAAGGACCCGATGCATCGTGGTATTGGCTCAGCTCAGTTCGGCAACTCTGCTCGTATCGTCATCGGCGTCTACAAACACCCGGACGACGACTACACTAGGATCGCTACACTTGGGAAGAACTCGCTCGCTCATACGGCTAGCATTCGAGCGCTGTCGTATTCGCTGGAGCGCGTGTTCCCGGGCAGCACTGACATTGCTAAGCGTGACCGAACCCGGATGGTGTGGAATGGCTACGTCGATATCACCGACGCCGACCTCACACTAAGCTTTAAGGAACGTGAGGAACGTCAGTCTGAGGTGAAGAAGGACAAGGAGATCCTCGCCGATATGATGAACGAGCTAGAGGATCGCTTCCGCACTAACGGTCACCCCGCGAAAATACCGCTGAGTGAGATCCGTATCAAAGCTAATCAGACTAATATACCCGAGGTGAGCAACTGGTCAAGGGCCCTCGCTCCTCTCGGGTATGTATGTGAAGGACGTGGTAAAAACGTCTACTACACTCGTGTCACTCCACGATGATAGCATCACCGCGTGAGAGATGACGACGCAACATCCGACGTGTATAGCCATGACGTTGCATGTCGGAAAATTGAACCGCGTCGGGCGGATCACCGAACACCTTGAAAACTTTCTCGTAAACGACAGCTCGACTCGAACCCTTGTTCGCATCGCGTCGTATGTCATGAACGAACAGAATCCTGGGATCGTTTGAGAGCGCCAAGGATTCGCGCCGCGGAATCGTTGCGTTATGTATCACATACAATCCCAGGACGCGACGACGGGCGCCGCGTTTTCGAGCGTTCACGTCAAGCGGGATGCCTCGATTTGACGCCAACACATGACCGTTGACGCGGATCAAGCAGACGTCGTTCTTCGTCACGGATAACGCCTGCTGCAACGTCATTGCGGTACGCATGTCATCAGTGTTGAAGGTCGGCTTGTATTGCGTGAGATCGGGCTTCGTATACTTTACGCGAAGGATCCGCATCGCTTCTTCGATGTGGTGAGGGAACATGCCCATATCGTCGCGGAAGCCTGCTGCGTAGCATGCCTCGATTATTTCGCCTTCATCACGATCCGGAAGAATTTGTCGGAACGCAACGAGACCGCAGTTATTTGGTATTTCGTCAATCGTCACAGCTGCTCCCCTTGTTTTTGGTGACGTTTCATTGTATCGCGTGGGTAATTTGCTAAGCAATATCTGAAATGACCCAAAAAAAGGCGAGCCACAAGGGCTCGCAGAGTTGAACGACCGACTATGTTATGTTATCGTCTCGGGTTCTGTGTGTCAACGATAACAAAAGGCGGAGCCCATGCACCGTCGATGGTGGTTCCGTAGGGCATGTAGGCGATCACTCGACCGCCCCGACGGATGAACAACTGCTCACACACCGAGCATCTTGACCATACGCCGACGCTTAGTTCCTGGGTTGTCCGACACCTCGGGCATCTTACGCCACCAGGCGTCAAGTTCCCATCGGGCAGGTGGTAGCGCAACAAAGAGTACGTTCTTGGTGATCTCGAATACCGGATCATGACGAGAATCCCGAACCGCCTTGTGGGAAGCTATCCGAAAGGTGCAGACCAACGGATTAACATCCACCTTGTACTCACCTTCAAGGTCGAACTTGATGCCGATCCAACCCAAGTGATGACCCCGCCCGACCAATAGGAAGTATCGGTCGAACGGGACAAGGTTTCTGCTAACCCGAAGTTCAAGGGGTCGGTTCAGCCTGGTTCGCCACTGGACGATTGGCGGACGTTTTCCGGGGACCTCCCTTGAGAGAAGGCCTCGTCGATTGTAGAACATAGATGAATTACCTCCCGTGCTTGATGCACCGCATCCTCGATGGCGCTGTGGGGCATCAGGTTCTTCACCGGCGTTTCCACATGGGGGCCGGCGATCAGCTTCAGCGTCCGAAGGTCATGGATATTTCTGAAACCCCACGGCTCCGGAAAGAGCTTCCTGAGGATCGGCAGGTCGAAATGGGTGCCTTTCGCCCACACCAACGTGTTCTCCGTCGCGAGGCCGTTCCAGCAGTCGGACATGTGCTTGACTACCTCGACCACTGACTTGCGTTCGGCCAGCTGCTGACGCTCATACGCCTCGGGTTGGGACAGCCACCACTGAAGAGTATCGGCTTCAACGCTGAATCCCATTTCAGCCTGTTCATTCAGGTCGGGAAACCATGACCAAGACCAGATGGTGCGCCAGCGATCCTTGCGGTCGAAGAAGCACCAGCCAATCTCAAGGATCGACGCATTAGCCGTAGTGCCAAGCGTCTCCAGGTCGATCATCAGGTCGGTGTAGTTCTTCATCCCTTGTACCCCAAGCTATTCTTGATAACCTTGGAGAGGGTCAGGCCGGTCGAAACCTCGTAGAGTACTCGGATAACAATCCGAGCCTCATGCAAGTCTTGATCCGACAGTTCTCTCACCGAGTGGTGGTGACCCGTGTCATCCACGACGATGAAGACTTCTTCCATCTTGACGCTCATCCTTGTGCTCCTTGAATATACCACGCCCTCGGGCGCTCGTAGGGTTTCAGTCCGAAGTTTTCCATAAGCCACCTGGCGCGTTTCCGATCCTCTGGTGTCGTCAGGTGCTTGCCCTTCTTCGCCGCCGGCGGTTTGCGACGTCCCGCCTTCGCTGCGGTTGAACTCCGCGGGCCAGAGCTTTTCGTTGCGGGTTTTCCCATACTTCTCCTTACACTCCTTGCAAGTTTCCCAATCATAGACGCCGTGTTCGCACGGCGCCATCCCTCGAACCCAGCTCTCACGCTGAGCCTGTAACTCCTCCTCCGTCATTTGACGAAGTGCCGCTTGCCTCAGTAGTTCCGCCAGTGTGGACATTGACGTAGCTCTCCACCAAGATCCGCATGATATCGTCAAACGGGTGACGCCCCTGAGTCTCCGACTCATGAAGCCAAAAACCCCTCAGCCCGAACAGCGGAATGAAGTAGTAGTGACTCGACTCCATCGACTTGCCAATGCCGATGACCTTCGGCGTGACACGAACCTCAGGTCTGAAGTTTTCGAGGAAACTTCCCGCCGCGGGGCCGCCCAGTGCTATTCCCCCGTACTTCGGCATAGACATCGCCATGTTCCTTTCTTACCTGTTCCAGAACTTCTTCGCTGTAGACCTTCATCGAGTTGGGCACCGTTGGGTCTTGGGTTCGCTTTCGATGATAGCTAACCAAGTTTCGAAGACCCCAACGTGTAGCATTCGGATTGATGATTACCATGTTCTTCCCCTTCATCATACGTCAAGCGCGAAACCGCTGCAATGCCGCTTCGAGTTCTTGTTTAATGGCCAGCTGCCGCATCAGTTCTTCACCAGAGTAGGCACCCATACGGCTCAGCAGGTCCATGGCGTTGGTCAGATGCTGGCGCATGTCATGAGATATCTGGCGCCAATGCATGGCCGCCTCATGCTCAGTCATGTCCAGTGTGCATGGCTTGTAGATATCATCGCCACGCTCGCAGGGCTCACTACCCCGTGGATACCTCCGCGCATCCCACCAACGCCCACAGAACAAGCAGGATCGCTTAGGCTCGGCCGGCACCAGTCGAATGACGAAGGGGCTTTCTACAGGTTCAACGAACCCCGGGTATTCGATGATGAGCCTTGGCTTGTTCGGCTCTCGACTGTCCAACCACATTCGCTTCATTTGATGCTCCTGAGCCTCGTTGCAAGTTCATGTAGCCGCCGATAGTTCTTGGCGTCTATGTCGACTGACTGAAGCCCGGCTTGTATAACCTCGCCGAGCTCCTTCGCTTCTTCTTTGGCTTGAAGGTCGATCTGAACCTGGTGGCCCTTCAGCGTGGCGAACATTTACACTTGTCCCAATCGGGTCGCCACTGCTTGCACTGTGGGCATAGCCTGAGCTTCTTGCCAAAGTACCACTCGAGAGCTTCCTCTTTATTTTGCCTCGAGAGGACTACCTCCGCTTCCTGCATCGCTGTTTCCAGCTTCTGTGGATCCTGCAGCTTTACCGCTTGATGCAGCTTCGCCAAGACTGAGCGCAATCCAGATACTCCCCGTTTTATCCAGGTGGATCAGCTTTCTCTCAGCCAGGCGATCCACCAAAGCCTTGGCATGACCCGGAATACCGATACGGCCGGTGTCGTTCACGGCGTCGAGCCACTCCTGCATCTCCGGCGTCATGCCGTAGATCAAGCGGAGCTGATACAGCGGCAGCCCGACGTGCTCGTCCTTCACCTTCGTGATGAAGCGGTATTGGCTATCCTTGTGCTGGATTGGGTATTCGTCGCTCGACTTCGCCGCCCAGGCTCCTGCAAAGTTCTTTTCTTCATAGTAGTGCATACGACTCTCCATTGCACGGGGTTCAAGAAGTGCTCATGAACGTCACAGCTGAAGATCATGGGCATGTCAGTGATATTGGCCTCATCGAGCCAGAACGGCGGAGGTCTACGTGTCCACACGGGTTGCTTGGTATCGAACATCATCCGACAGCGGAGATAGTAACGATACGCAAGGTGAGTGTCTTCGATGAAAGTGAAGTCGATCCGTCGGCCGTCGTCCGTTGTTCGGGTGGTACGGGCGCCATTACGGAAGAACTTCGGCTTCGCGGGACCGTGACTACGCATCGCTTGACCGACGTCCACGAAGGATTTGTGGATCTTTCCGAAGCGGTAGAAGTACTCGGCAGCGAGGGCATGATGAAACTCCACGAGCCAATTCAGGTTCTGCTTACACCAAGCAGTTGTCGGGTTGTTCTGGTGAACCGGCCGGTATGTGGGCGTGCCAGTGATCGTGCAATAGAGCTGCGCCGTTTCAAGGGTCATCTTGTTGACCCGCTTGTCATCCATAGCTACAGCGCTGAGCCACGGATCAGGGTGAGTGCACTGAATGTTGACCATTACTTCTGGTTCACCTTCACCTTTTCGGGTTTCGGAATCTCGATGGTGTAACCGATGATGTAGTCGCACGGCTTGCACTTACGCCGCCGCCAAATTGTTGGCCAGCCGTCGTATCGCGTGGTACCCGTGTCGATCACGCTTGATTTCTTGCCACAAATCGGGCAGGTGATCATGTCTCTTATCTGGTCAGCCATAGAATCCCCAATGCTACAGCGCCGCCGAGCCAAGTGGAGCCGATGATGTACCGGTCACGGGTCGCCGCCGACACGATCATCAAGCTGACTATCCCCAGTGTCACCACTTCGTTCACGGTCGAGTACTCCATGTAGTTCCTCCACTCGTCGTGTGAGTTGTTGGATCGCTGCATCATACGACGCAATGGCAGCAGCTGTAAACACCGGACATGGCGGCGCAGTTTTCTTAGCCTGCTTCCAATGCTGCATCGCAGTTGTTATGGTCTGTAATGCCAGGTCTGTCATGTGATGCTCAGTGTCTCGCCGGCTGTCATGTAGCCGGGGTTACAGACTGCGCTCAGTGACAGCTCACCCACAATGCGGCCGTCTTCTAGCATCACGATCCAGAATGCCAGGCCGCTGCCGGTGAGTGTAACTGGGTCAATGACGAGCTGGCCTTTTTCGTTCAGCTCCCAGTGGGCATCCACCGGCGTACTAGTGCTGCCGTCGCTGTACTTCAAAGCTACCTGTTTCATCAGAGAAACCAATCCAAGATCCAGAACGCCCAGCCGCCGGCGACGAATGCCGTGCCGACTACAGCAATGATGCCGTTGGGTATTGCATCTTCAGCTGAGCTTAGATAAGCCCTAAGCCAGAGAAGAAAGGCGACGAAGGTAGCGATGAGAAGAAGTATGGTCATGTGTGATCCTCTATGAACTGATGGACGTTGCCGATGTAGGTCTGCATTTTCCAGCGCCACTTCCGTGTGCCCGGCCAGTACTGCAGCATACTGCCGTGAAGTAAGTATCCCCATGCCCATGGAGTATACTGATGCCAGGGCGGCGGGGGCTTGAATAGCTGGCACCTGATTTTTCTTTCAAACTCTTCGCCTTGTTCCCTGCCGGTTCTTAGCTTTCGATGGTTGACGTTGAGCTGTCGTGCTGCCTCTGCGATGCTCTTGTGCCCGTATGTTGGCACCGGCTTGCGGTGGTGAGCCAGCTGTAGCGTGAAGCTGCTGCCGTACCTCTTGTAGTGCCGGGTGATGACGCCCACACATACACCCAATGCTTTGGCTGCTGCGCCGCGGCTTGGGTAATGGACGCCATCAACCGTCACGCTGATGGTGTCAGGGTGTGTTGAGCGCCGCGTCAATGACCGCCTCATCCGCCGGCGTGAACCCCTTGGTGGTGATATCGTTGATCACCTCTTCGCTGGCTTTCTCGAGCAGCGCCTCTCGGTCGACTTCGCCCACCAGCTTGCGCAGGATGTAGGCACGGACCATGTCTCTAAGCTTTTGCATTGATTCTCTCCATAAAGGCTCGCTTCTGATCTTCGTTCTTGTACTCGGTCAACTCGTACTTCACACGGTCTGGCGTGCGGTTCTCCTTGAGCTGGAGGAACAGTACGTCAGTCACATCGAGGAACGGCGCCGGATCGAACGGCGGTGAATTGTCGCCGAGGCTCTTGTAGATCTTCCTCAGCATGATCTGCTCCTTGAGGAGCTCACGCTTTATCTGCGTCGGAGTCGATAACTCGCCAACCGTCAGGTAGACGTTTACCTTTTCCCCCTGTTTTGGGATTGTCTTTGTGAAGCACGCCAAGATCATGGAGTATCTCCTCATACTCTTGGATGATGTTCAGTAGGTAGTCCGTCGTCACGCCATAGCTCTTGCACCAGGGGCAGTAGTAAGTGTGGAGCTCTCGGGATTTGCTCGGCTGCCAGCGATGGCCGAATATAGTGCAGAGAATGCTCATAGTTTGCCTCTTACTATGATCCGGTATTTGACGCTTTTTGTCGTGCGTCGACCATGGTGCCTGCTTTTCGGCCAGCCTTTACGGCTACCCACATAGATGAGGCTGGGCCTGTTGTCGCTGAGCATGTTGAACACCAAACAATGGCCTGCTCTGACGAAATCTGCCAGGCTGCCTTTATTTATCAGAGTCTTCATTCCGCTTCTCCCACAAGAGCTCTTGTTGCTACTGCCCAGTCGCGGTACGTCTTTGACGTGCCCGACGTAGCTATCTGGTCCAATTCACTGATGAGCTCTTGGATGATCGTGTCAGTGTGACGCCTTGTACTCGCCCAGTCGGGGTGCTGCTGAGCGATGCTCCAAGTGCTGGCTGAGATATGCGCCAGCGCCGCCGCCTCATTGCTGGTGTAGAACATCCGGATCAGCTCAAGACGGCTTGGCGTTCTACGGCTTTTTCTTTTGCGTTTGGCTTCAACTTTCGCCATCTTTCTGCCCTTCTGTCGCATGGTTCGTCACCGCTGATGTACTTGGGCGTGTCCGTGCCATAGAACCCTTCGAGAACTAGGGGACTGTTGCCGCAAAACCCGCAGTTGTATTCCATCTGTATGTATTCGCCCACGGCTGGTTGCGCGTGATGAATTCTTATCCACTCACCCCACATCGGTGTGCCTCGTTGGTAATGTGTCCAAAGCCTGAGCCATTGATAGCAGCAGTAGTTTAACGTCGTCGCGCTGCGCCTCGTTGTGGAGATGCATCAGTTCCCGCTGTGCCTGGAATGCAGCTCTCCGAATGACTGCTTCGCCACCACGGACGTGGCCAGAGTTGCGCCACGCAGGCGTTGAGACTCTCGCCATGACGGCTAGCTCTTGCGTGGAATACAGCAGCTCGAGCAAATCTTTTTTCGTGGGGGCACTGCCGATCATTTTGGGCTTTACCTATTAGAGCTGTAGGGATATTCCTAACGTATCACGTCTTATGCGGGTATGTCAAATACTTTTTGTGTCCAGACGGTGGCTCTATGTCTATAGGCGAAAACTGTATAGCGCTAGCATTTCACTCCTGTTTGGTATCTGGACGATTAGCGTTTGATTTCAAGTACTTATGCGAAATCGAGGGAGAAATTTCGGCAAAAATTACCTTGTATAGCAATGCAAATTTGCTATGAAATGGAGGGTGTTGGATTGTAAGTGCTTGATTTCATTGAGGGCATGCCATTACTAGCATCGCGTGATTACATGTATGAATATTTACAGGTTTTGAAGCGTTGATAGATTCAAAAAAGTCAAACGCCCTAGGTTTAGGCGAATGCTGTCGAAAAAGAATGAATAGTATCATGTAGTTATTACTATAACGCCATTCAAAACTGTAAAAAAGTGTGTAATACGCGCGAGGAAACTTTTGTAGCTGAGTGGAATGGCTCTGACCCCTAGGGTGGAACGGCTCCTATAGGTGGCCTCAAGTCTCTGGAATGGCCCGGCCCAGGCTCTGGTAGGGGACTGTACTCCCCACTACACTGGACCACTCTGGAACCGTAACTTTCCTACAACTAGACCCCAGAGGCCTCCGGCTGGTGGCCAGAAGCAAAAACTAGTTGCTAGAAAGATAGCTCTAGTAGCCAGCAAGCAAAAAGTAGTTGCTATCTTCTTGCCTACCTGTCTGCTCTATCTTACCCATCTATCTACTCCGTCTTGCCTACTAAGATGGACTAGTAGTTGCCCAGATAGAGGTTAAGAGACTAGTAGTTGCCAGTCTTTAGGGCAAGAGAAAGGGCGCCGGAGCGCCCAATCCCGTTAGCCTTTGAGGAAGTCGGTGACCGCCTTGCGGTTGGCCGCGTTGTCGGGCCATTCGTACCGCGTGTTCTTGCGGCCGGGCGCCTTCACCGGGTCGGGAAGCTTCGTCGGCTTCTCCTTCGCCGCGTTCGCGCGGAACTTGCGACGGGCGAGTTTCGGGTCGGTCTTCAGCTCCCGGGCAAGCTGGGCGAGCGTGAAGGTTTTGGCCTTCGTCGATTTTTCGACGGGCGCTTCGGGGGTTTTGGGTTCGGTCGTCATCGTTTGTTGCTCCGTTCGGGTTAGTCACGTCGTCGTGACACATTCAGCCTATCACGTTTCTTGCTCACTCTCAACGCCATTCTAACCAGGGACGGCAAGAAAAGTAGCCAGGGGTTACCTGTGGGGGCTGGGGAAAGGAGACTAGAGGTTGCCAGCAAAAGCCTTGGGCAATTTCCTAGCGAGATCGGCATTGCACTGTGGATACTTAGACGATATTATGATCTTACGCTAAACGAATGGAGGTTAGCATGACGACTGAACCACCGAAGATGCTCAATGGCTACCCGGTCATCGAGCGTCAGCGACTTGACGATGAGACATGGGTGATCTGCTGCTGGCGCGAAGGCCACAGCGTGCACCCATACGTTGTGGCCAAGTGGTCCATCCACTCACCCACCGAATGGCTGCAAGGCTTCTACTACAGCCACCTTGTTGCCGCGGGCCGTAGCTTCTCAGATATGGTGGGTTCAGCATGAGGCCTGAGCAGCGGGTGAAGATGAGGAAGTACGAAGGAGACGATCAGTACTCCTGGGCTGTCTTTGTGGATGGCTGGCCGAAGTGGACCGGCATGAGCAGAGACGAAGCCACGTGGCGCCGCAAGAAAGAGATTGAAGCACTCAAAGCTTGAACTGGAACGGCCCCTAGACTGGAACGGCCCCCTGGACTGGTGACTTACCTCCCACTACTGGTTGCCAGCCTGGTCTGGAATCGGGCTACCAGTGGTTGCCTTGCTGTGGGCCAGTAGCTTGGCCACCAGTAGTTGCCAGCCTCTCCGGTTAGGAGTAAGCAAGATTCCGGTTGATTGATGGCTGCCCATGTGCGATTGTGTTCTTGCATCAAACGAATGGAGGTGCTGATGCCTACGATGAAAACTGCCCGCCCGGCTTCGAGCGCACCGAAGCACGGCGTCACTCTTGACTTCGACCGCCTGCGCGAGATGGGCCTCACCGTCGAGCTTGACCCCGACGCCCGCTGGCTGAACATCAGCGGTGGCTCGATCCTCGACCGCGAAGCCGTCGAACACGCCGAAGCCTTCGGCGAAGCGCTGCGCCTGAACCCGGGCGAGATCGACCAGCTGATCGAAACCGGGATCACCATGTCCCTGTGGGCTCACATCCGCCGCGTGACTATGCCCTGACTGATTGAAGCCCTTCGGGGCTTCTTTCAGGGTAACATTTTGGCTACCAGTAGTTGCCCGCAAGCAAGATTGGCGTTGATTGCTGGTAGCCAATATGCGATGATATGCTATCGCAACGAATGGAGATACTCATGCCTGATCCTCGACCCATGACCACTGAAGTCGCCTTGCTTCGCGCAGTCACCGCATTGCGTGAACGCTTTACCCGTCATGCCGACCAGCGTGATGCCGAAGCCATCGACAATATCCAGCGCATCATCGACCAGCGCGGGATGGATGAGCACGAACCCGGCTGTGACTATCTCACCACGGCCATCGACGTCTGGGTATATGGGTGACTCATGCTGACACTGTTCGCCAATGATCGTGACCTGCCCTTGCCGCAGACGATCGACCCCGACACCTACGTTCTGCCTCCAGAACTCGAGGTTAACTATATCCTCGAATACTTCACCGACGAGGCCCACGTGTATGCCCGTGAGCACTACGATGCATATCTGGCTTTGATCGACAATGAGGATGCTGACCCCGATGAGGTTGCCCGCATCACCGACCTCGCAATCGTTGCTGCGTATGAAGCCACATAGGGGCTGGGGGCTAGCAACCCCCTTTTAGGTTTCAGGATACCAGCGGTTGCCAGATGCCTAGCGCCCTTGCCACGTCTGGTTAATTGGATATTGTGCATGGGTTGCCCATGTGCGAATATATGCCTGCAACGACGCAAACGAAAGGCTTAGACCCATGACCACCATCGACATGACCAACCCGCACGCTCGCGAGTACTTGCAGGTCTGCACTGTCAAGGCTCACCTGAAACTCGTGAAAGCCGGGCTGACTCCACCTCGCGGCGTGACACGCGCCCGACTGATGGAGCTCGCGCGTAAGCTGACCGGCCGACATGATCTTCGGCCTCGTGACTACGACGAAGCTATCAAGGCGCTCGAGATCCGCCGCGATGTGCTGCTCGTCTACCGCAACACCGACTGAGGTTTCTACCATTCGTTTACTCAGTCGGCGAGCCGGGTCCTGTTGCGGCTGCGGTTGACTCTCTACTGCCTGGGGAGTTGATCGCGGTATGGACCCGGCTCACTAAACTCAAGAACGAACCCCTAGGCTGGAACGGCCTCTCTGGCGTGGCCTCGAGTTCCCTACCAGTAGTTGCCAGCTGGTCTGGATCTGAGCTACCAGTAGTTGCCCGCGTCCCCTCCGGTAAGTCTGGTCTGGCTACCTCTCCTGCAAGGTGGGAGGTCACATTGGCGTTGACAACCGGAAAACCCACATGTGATGATGTCTCGCAACCAAACGAATGAGGCACTCCGATGACCGACGATGAACTGATCCGCGCCTACCTCGCGACCAACACCGTCACCCGTGTGGAACCCGGCGCCCGCACGATGACTTCGTCCCAAATGCGCCGCGCACTTGGCTGGGAGCCCGACGTAGTCATGAAGAAACCCCTGATCCACTTCCACGCCGTCATGCTCGACGAATGTGGCGATGAGTTTGGCGCCGGCGTCGATGCGCCTGACCGCGAAACCGCACGGCGGATGCTCCGTGAGGAGTACCCCGAATCCCGCGGGATCGTGCAGATCGAGTCGCCCGACGACACGCGCGAGCGTGAGCAGCGCATGTATGCCCGCATCGAGGCCGAGATGAACGGTGAGTTCTACCCGGAGGATGAGTACTGATGGAGCTTCTCGTTTCCGTCCTGCTGTTCCTAGCGCTGTTCTACTGCGTGGTGAGGTTGCTCGAATGACCCTGTTCCTGTGGATTATCGCGCTTGCGTTCGCCCTCGTCCACCCGGGCATGCTCGTCTTCATGACGCCGGGAATCTGCATCACTATGGTAGGCCTTCGGGCCTACTTTAGTAGATCGGCAACTGCTGGTAGCTGAGGATCAAGCCTGTCTCGGCAACTACTCCTCCGTAGACCTGGTCAAATTGCGGTTGAGCGGTGGGACGCCCACGTGCGATGATGTTCAGGCAACGCAATCGAATGGAGACTACCATGAATTACCCGATCCAGACCTACTTCTGCGACACGCCTTCCTGCGGCACTTTCCGGGCTGACCAGGCCGAGTTCGAGGACGGCCGCGTCTACTGCCCGTACTGCGGCAACGACGAGGGCGTGACCGACAAGGGCCTGCGCGAGGCCGAATGGGCCACCGTCGCCGCCTACGAAACCGACCGCGTCTACGGCGGGCCCGAGGAGGGTGGTTGGTATTACACCGCGGGCGAACCGATGCGCGGGACCGCGCGTGAATTCCACGCCTGCGACTTCCCCGCGGCCAAGCAGTATGAGGAGCACCTGCGGATGCGCTACGCCGATCACCGCGACGTGATGGTGCGCGTGACGCCCGAACAAGTCGCCCGCGTGTTTCCGCGCCATCGACCCTCCTATCGCTAAGGCGAGGCCTTCAGGCCTCCTCTATAGGTTCAGCTACCAGTAGTTGCCAGGGGCCAGGGGCTGGCATTAGGGAAATGGGTTTCGGGGTTGCCCCTGGTTCCTAAATGCCTGGCGAGATTGGCGTTGATCTGTGGATGCCCATGTGCGATGATATGCTGCAACGCAAACGAAAGGTACTCACTATGCTCGACCTCACCTTCAACACCTCGCGCATGTATGCCCGCGACGGCCAAGTCATCCGGGCGACCTACGATCCCGCTACGCTCGAGCTTCGCTTCGATGACTTCAGCCGCATGATCTCCGGCGTGTTCCGCGACGTGTCGACCTCGCCCGATCAGCTCGCCCGCTGGGAGCGCTTCCCGGAGATCTTCGCCCGCGCGGTTATGCATCGCTACGACGCCGGCGGCTATGATTGGGCCCCGTCGCGTATGGCCGTCGACTTCGAACCGCGCGTCTTCCGCCTCTGACACTGCCCAACTGAGCGCCTCACGTAGGCGCTCTTTTTTCGGCCTCAGCAGGACGGACCAGTAGTTGCCTTCCTGTGGGAACCCTGGCAAGAACGAACTCACTCAAACCCCTAGAGTGGAACGGCGCCTTATGGCTGGCCTCTAGTGGCCCACCGCTGGTCGCCCCGACCCCCCTCCACCTGTTGCCCGTCCGCAACACCCCCCTGTGTCCTTCCGGTCACTGTGACCCGCGGAGCACACCTCCGGTTGCCAGCCCCCGTTGCCGAAAGGTCACAGTTGCCCATCCGCAACAGGCCGTGTCCCGGCCGCAACACCCGTCCGTTCTCGTTTTGTCGGGCGGCCTGATCTCGCCCCGTATGCTAGCTACACGGTTTCCGACCCGCCGTGTAGCCTGCCCTACAAGGCGTCAGCCGACGCCCGATGTTCTCATTATGTCCAGCGGGCTACAGAGGTTTTGCACATCCCCCTCGCATGGATACCTGCGGAGCTCCCAACCCGCCGTGTAGCCCCGGTCCACGGGCGTCCAATCCGTCAACCCCCTTTTTTGACGCCCCCTGGTCAGCAGCCAGCGGTTGCCAGCCTCCCCTTCGAGGGCGGGGCGACCTCTCCCCCTCCCGTCGAGGACGAGGTCGAACCCCTTGCGAGGTCGACGCGCACCCCCTTGCGAGGAGGAGGCAAAATAATTTCGTGTTCTCGTTTTGGACGGATTGAATGTCGTCTCGCCCATCCTTACATTGTATGCATGACGACGACGCAACACACCCCGCCCGCCTCACGCGCCCCCGTCGTCACGCGCGCCCGGGCACAAACGAAGGATACGATCATGACCTACGATATCGACGCCCTCCTCGCCTCCCTCAAAACGGCGAACGACAAAACGTTCACCGTCGCTGCCCTCGCCCGCGCGATGAAGGTGAACGAAAAAATCGCGCGTCGTCGTATGCGCGCGAACGCAGCGCGCGCGTCGAAGGATCAGCAGAAGGTTGCGAAGCGCGTTGACGCGACCTCGCGCGCGAACGTGAAATACGAATACGCGCTCACGAAGGCGAACCTCGAAATGATCGTTGCGATCATCAAATGACGCGACACGCGCGCCCCCTCCCTCGGGGGCGCGCATCACCCAACGTCCCGGGCGAGGGTTGAAAAACTCTCGCCCTTTCTTTGCCTCATCGCGTCGGCTGGGCACTGCAGAGATACGCAGACTCTCCCCAACAAGGGCATGGCTTGGGCCTTATTAAATTCCCACCATACCCCATAGAGGACAAATAATTTTCGCTACATGGCCCAGCCAGTGTTGACGCGCATAATGCCCACGTGATATCGTAGATTATCGCCATAACAAGGAGAAGAGCGATGAAGTACACTTTAGTAGCGTCAGACCACCGCGGTAACTATAGCCGCAAGTTCAAATCACACCACCACATCTCAGTAGGCGATCACGTTATCCTGCCCTTCTCGGGTAACGCCTACGAAGTCCTCGAGAAATCCGTCGAGGGCGACGATTGCTACCTCAAAGTCAACCCACCCGGCAGCGAAAGCGCCCACATGGATGGGTGGAATGAGCCCAGGTGATCGGGTCATCATCAAGCCGCACCTAGCACAACAGGTGCACCCCCGTGTCCCGCCGGAAAGGCGGGGCACTATCACCGCAATCACCCGAGCGAAGCAAGCGATGGTCCTGTGGGATGGTAGACGAGACCCCGAAGCCTATCACAAGTCACTTCTCACCGTGGTCACTAGCGATGGTTGACCCCGAAGAGCTCCAAGCGGTATTCGAGGCCGCCAAGGAATGGAAACGAAAGCTCGAAGCAAACAACCTCACCCGAGCTAAAGCAACATGCCCGGTGTGCAAGACCAAGAACAGTGTCAAGATCCTGAAATCCGGCACCCACATGAAGGCATCCTGCATCATGTGCTCTCTCACCTACAAGGAATAGCATGGGACTCTATCTCAACTTCCCGAACATCCCCAAGGAAACTTGGCTGATGCATAACGCCACGCCAATCGGCTATACGCCGACCAGCTACAAGAACGACGACGGTGAACTCGTCGCAGTGTGGGTGAACAACGGCGCATTCACTGCAGTGGCGCTCGCCTACTGCCAAGAAGAGCTCGAGGTGTTCACCAATCCGAACGACACGAGACAAAAGGCCTACTTTTGGATACGGCCCGAGCACAAGGAGCTGTTCAAGTGAAGGTCTGGGTACTCACCTGTGAGCACAACAGCCACGACGACTTCGGCCAGATCTTCTTGGCGGTCTTTAAGGATTTACCCGATCCCGAAGCTCTGGCTGACTTCATCATGCCGCCGCCCGGCGCTACGCTGAACAGCCTTCTGAAGCTTATCCTCCACGTTCAGAAAGGTGGCGGCCGTATCGCTGACGAGGACACGTGGTATTATCTCAAGCAAGTGGAGCTGAAATGAGACTCGTCCGACTCATCACCTACCAGACCCGCATCCCGCTCTACATCAACCCAGACCAGGTGACGATGGTGTTCCCCAGCATCAGCGGCGAAAACACCTTTGTCTACACCACTGACGGTAAGGAGTCGACAGTTGTGGGTGAAGTCACTCAGGTTGTTCAACAGCTAGCTCAGGAGAGAACATGAACCTCGAGAACATGAAGAAGGTGCGTGACGCCATCGCAGCTTCTGATCACTTCGACATGAGCAACTGGTGCGGTACTTCTTGCTGCATCGCTGGTCATGCCACCATACTTGCCACAGGCAAGGATACGGAGTTCATGAGCTCCAGCCAGGTTTCATCTATTGCTCAGGAGTTTCTCGACCTCAGCAGCAAAGAAGCCAGCACACTATTCATCCACGGGTGGGGCAGTTTCAGATCACTCGATCAGGTGTCGAAGGCCGAGGTGCTTCCCAAACTCGACGGGCTCATCAATGGTACACTCAAGCTTCCCGCCAAGGACGACAGGGATATCCGCCGTGAGGTGCTGAACAGCAACGAGCGTATAAGCTACGAGGAAGCGGTCGACAAAGCCGTCGAGCTGATGGAGGCTGACAA